TGCACCAGCACCTACTACGATACTAATGAGTCCTGATTGTTCTAATGTTGGAGTATCTAATTCCATAAACCACATTGTACAGTAGTACAATAAATAGATATAGACACTAAGGAAAAGTCTTGGGAAAATTCTCCAAGAATCTACCATTTGTGATAACCATATCCATTTTTGCCATGGATTGTCTGGTTCTTTCTCATTTTCCATTTCCATTATCTTAGTTTTTAACTCTCCAATTTCTTGAACCATAGCCATAAACTTATTAAGATCAATTTCTACTTCATTACGAGACATATCACCTTGGAATTGTTCTGATGGTGCTGCCATTTAGCTCTCCTTTGCAGACTGTTTAGCTTTACCAACATTGATTGCAAACCAATCGAGAACTTTATACATTTTCCCGACTAACTTGTCATCTTTTGGTGTATCCGTACACGCCGCTATGACTGAGGCACTCATGACTAACCATGGTATAACCTGAATCCATCCAATAACCCATTGTAAGAATCCTAACATTCTTCTCTCCTAATCCTCTCACGAGGCTCCGCCTTGAATCAAGGCATATTCTATTGCTTTAGCCCAGTATATATCATCAGCGATAATACAGTCTATAGCAGTATAACCGACATCTTTTGCACTAGATAATTTTGTATTACCTTTATAGCAAACAAAAGGTTCGGTTATGGTAGGTTGATCGCCTTCCATTGCTAAATTATAATCTTTAGAACTTAGCAATATAAGTGGATCATTCATACCCATAAGTACCAGTCCATCAGCAATACTATCTTCTTGGTACTCTCTTTTTACACAATGAATCCTATCTAGGTCAACTAGGATAGGTTTATATTCTGATTCTTCTAAAGTTTCTTTTATAAGAAATGCAGATACTCGTCTAGTTTTTGCACTTAGGCAACTACTGTTTATTGTGTCTCCTCTAATTTTTTTATTCGTTCTACTAATGGATTATATCCATCAAATTCTTCTATCCCACATTTTGGGTGTGCTATTTTTTCAAGAGCAACTACTCTATCAGAGTAATGATTTTGGTTAGATTCAAGATCAACTATTCTATCTTCTAGTTCTTCTTGCCATTCTTCTATTATCTCTAACCTTTCTTGTAAGTGAGGGTGCTTTTCGAAGTACTTAGCCCCTTTCATTGCATCTCTATATGCAAAATATTTATCCAGAAATCTCCACATGGTTAACCTCATCTCTTATGGGGTGGTATGGTGATAAGTTATTATCTACATAAACAACTATATCTCCCACTGTTCTTAGTGAATTAATATCTTCATCTGGTATTTCTATATCAAACTCCTGTTCAATATCTACTATTATTTCAACCATATCAAGACTATCAGCATTATGTTCATCAATTAAATCAGAAGTCATACTTATACTATTTTGATTTATTTGTTCTTTTACTATTGAGAATACTTTACTGTGGATCGACATTTAAGTCCTCTGTCGTTACTTTTCTGTAGTACACTACTACATCTTTTAACTCAGTAATATATCTTTGTAGTTCTTTCATATTTAATGACATTACTTCATAGTCTGGTACTGTCATTGCTAAGAATACTAACTCTCCCTCCTGTACTCTAATCTTTTCGAGTTGATCTTCCCAGTTATCTGGATTTACAACTATCCATTGGGGAGCTGTGAGGTCTATTTCTCGAGGCATGATTGGTTGAATAATCTTCCTCTCCATAGGCTTAGCTGTTACTTCAATACTTCTAGTTGGCAGTAGGCTGCAACTGGAGACCATCATCAAGATCGTCAACGGTAGCACTAAGCTTTTCGATGTTTTCAAATGCATGTTTTGTTCCATTGTTTATTTTTCTCTCCATTTCTACTGGATCTTCCAGTATTTTTGCTGTTAATTTATAGTTCTTTATGAAATCACTATATCTATTTAATTCTCGTTGTATCTCTTGACTTCTTAAAGTCTGAGCCTGCAACGCTTCAGTTTGCAAAGTAAAATCTCTCTGCATGGTAGCTATAGCTTCTTCTTGTGTTGCTACTGCTCCCTCTAATTTTGCATTGTTTACTTTAAGTGTTTCGTTTTCTGTGTAGAGCCAATAACTAGCCCCACCTAAAACTAAACAAAAAGCTATTAACATTTGATTCATACTATATGATCCTCTCTCAGTTTCTTGGCAGTTCTTTTTGTGCCTGAATCACTTACATACTCTCCTGTAATTCCTTTAGTGCCTTCTCCTAGTAAATCCTCTCGATTGAGTACTATTACTATAAAAGCAAGTATTACAAATAGTCCTACAGTATTACTGTAAGTATCTAATAAGTTTGTAAACCATGATGCTCCCTGAGGTAAGAGCAACGATCCTAATACTATTAATAAAAATAGTTTTGCTATTAATTTCATTAAATTTCCTCTATTTTGTAGTTGAGTCCTTCTGCACCAGTGAATTGTATTACTTCTCCACTTTCTGTTCTAAACTTTAAATGTTTTTCTTTTTGAGTTATGATCTTTCTAACAAGAAATTCTTGGTCGTCTGAATCTCCCCAAACATTATTATAACTAACTGTTACTTTGTAAAGGGGTACAAACTTGCTCTTTAACCATATCCACCATCTTTTGATGGCGGCTAAGAATTGTTTTATTTTGTCCAATATTGCTCTCCAATTGGTTTAACTTTTCCCAATTTGCTAACTCGATGTTTCTAGTTATTTCTAACTCAGTTACATACTGTGTGTAAATATAATAATGAAAACATAATGCTACCCATACGAGTAGCACTAGTATCTTATTTATGTTGATGTTGATGATGAAGTAGAAGTTGAACTACTAGTTGTTGTACTTGTAGTTGGTACGACTGTTGTTGTTTCAGTCATACTATTTAATTCATCAATAATCGCCTGTTCTGTAGAAGTAACACTTGTTGTTTCTGTGCTAGTTTCTGTACTTGTTGTAGTACTAGTAACTGTTGCAGTGTTTGTCCCTGTCATTGCTTCACCAATAGCTGTAAGCACTGCTGCTGTCTGAGTAACTGCTACTACATCAACTGCAGTATCGGGTACTTCTACTTCTTCTATAGGGATTATCTCTGGTTCTTCTGCTTCAACATCTTTAGGTTGTTCATTGTATGCCCAAACTAATAACATTAATAACAA